TCACAGCGTACAATGGGAACCTGTTGAAAATTCCTTGATTTTTTTTCCTTCATGGTTACAACATGAAGTACAAACAAATAGTTCTAATGATGATAGAGTTATTATTAGTTTTAACATAAATTGGAGAAAAGACGATGCCGATAGTTGAACCTGCTGAATTACTAGGACACATTACAACAAGTGATGGAAGAAAAATTCCACATTATAAAGTAAAAACAGAAACAACAATTACTCATGCTGATACAGGAGCTGAGTACAACTCAGAAGAAGAAGCACAAGCCGACATTGATAATCCAGGAACATCAACAACCGCTGAAAAAATAAGAAGAGATGTAAAAGTATTTGCTCCTTCTTTAGCAGATATGTTAGGTGAAACTCCTGAGTAGTTAAGCGCTACAAGCTTCACACTCTACATCAGAATCTAAACCTGTTACCATAACTGTTGCATCGGAGTTATTTGGCTTACCTTGAATTGTATGTATATGAGGCACGTTTCGGTGTTCTAATAGTTCTTTTTGCAGTCTTTCATTGTCTCTTTCCACTGCCAATAAACGTTCGTGGTAACGACTCACCTTATCAGCAAGGGTAGCTATAGCCTTCAATACTTCTTGATTTTCCATAATATCTCCTTGATTTATAATTTTTGGGTGAGATCTAATTTAAACATGTGTACAGAATATATCAAGCAATCTTTTTATAATTGTTTTCTTGACAGAAAATTTATGTTATGAAAGAGACAGAAAAAAGAATGAAAGCACAAACAAACGTATTTGGAAGAATAGTTAAAAGATATGATATGCCTTTAAAGGCTATTGATGATTTAAATAATAAATACGAAAACCATAGAGAAAAACTAAAAACTATGGGTCCAAGATTAGCGGGTAGATTAGATTCTGAATTGGAGTTTACACATCTTATAGTAAAAACAAAAATAGCTAAGCATATAGTCGATTGTATGAATGACTATATTGAAACATTAGAAAAAATAAATTTATTTAAAGGAACTAAAGAATTGGAAATTTTAAGTTGTTGGATAAACGATATGAAAGAAGGGGAATATAATCCTCCTCACACTCATCATGATAACACTGGTTGGTCTAGTGTAATGTTTTTAAAAGTTCCAGAATTTATTAACGATGTAAAAGATCCACATAAATTTAGAGATGGTCAATTAGGTTTCACAGATGTTGATGGTACAAACATGGCATGGATGGAACCTGAAGTAGGTCATTTTTATATATTTGAAGCAAGACATCAACATTGTGTTATGCCTTTCAAAACAAAAATAAAAGGAGAAATTAGAAGATCTATGTCTTTTAATTTTATACAAAAAATTGTTTAGTAAAAAAATTACATTTTGTGCAAGTAACAAAGAAATGCTTGATATATGGCCACACCCTCAACCAGCATCAAAATTTATACCAGAGGAATATAAAAAATTAAAAAGATTTAAAGACAATAATTTGCATTCGCCAACAGTAAAAACCTGTATGCCTTTTTTAGATTCTTTAACAGCAGGGTATATAATGTCATTTGATCAAGACTATTTAGTAGATCCTGTTGAAGACGATTTTAGTGTAACACCAGCTAATAGAGAACAGAATGATTTTGGTTATCATAACCAAACACAATTACCAGAAGAATGGAAGAAAACTACTGGAAATAACGCAGGTAAATTTCATAACAAATGGTTAATAAAAACACCTCCTGGATATAGTTGTTTGTTTATTAAACCGATGAATAGATTAGAACCTAGATTTGAAATAATAGCAGGCATAGTGGATACTGATACATATATAAATACAATTAACTTTCCTTTTATTTTACATAAAAGAGACGAACAATTTGTAATTAAAAAAGGAGAACCTATGGTGCAAATAATACCATTTAAAAGAGAGTCTTACAAAATGTGGTCTGGTTTTTATTTAGAAAAATTACATAGTAAAACTCTTAATTTTTTAAGTAGTAAATGGTCTGACAAATATAAAACAATGTTTTGGAGTAAAAAAAGTTACAAATGATAAAGATAGAAGATTATATTATAAGATATGAAAATATATTAGATGAAAAAACATGTGATAGTATAATACAAACTTATGATAAAAAAAATTGGAATAGGTCAACAGTATCTGACTCAGAAGTAAACGAAGCAAGAAAATGTTTTGGTAAGCCTTTAGATAAAAAATTTCATGAAAAAATATTTAATGCTATTGGATTAATTTTAAATTCATATCAACAAACTCATCCTTTTTTTCACACAGGTTTAACATGTGAAGATACAGGATACGAACATTTAGTTTATCTCGGTAGTGAAAAAGGAGAATACAAGATACATTCAGATCATTTTGATTTATACCCAAGAGTTTTGAGTATTTCATTTATACTAAATGATACTTACGATGGAGGTGATTTTTGTTTTTTTGGAGATTCTTCTTTAATCGTAAAAAAGAAAAAAGGATCAGCTGTTGTTTTTCCTAGTAATTTTTGTTTTCCTCATGCTGTTACTCCTGTTACCAATGGTGATAGGCATTCAATAATTACATGGATACATTAAAAAAAAATAAATACAAATATGTAAAGAAAATGTTGTCAACCGATATGGTTGAATTTTTAACTTCTTATAGTTTAAAAAACTTTACCAAAGGCGATGATCAAGTTCCTTTATCGTCTGCTAATCACTCAAGAAACTCTGATATTTATAATCACCTTATTCATTATTTACTTCCTATTATGGAAAAAGAAAGTAATTTAAAATTAAAACCAACATATTCCTATAATAGAATTTACCTTGGCGGATCAGAACTTGTAAAACATAAAGATAGAAATGCATGTGAGATTAGTGCATCAATAACTTTAAAATATTTTTATCAAGACCCTAATTATAAATGGCCTTTGTGCATGGGAGATAAACCAATAGTTATAAATTCAGGAGATGGTGTTATTTACAAAGGTTGCGAAATAGAACATTGGAGACCTATTTTTAATCAACCAAAAGAATATTGGCATCATCAATTATTTATACATTACGTTGATGTAAATGGTCCTTATTCAGATATTAAAGAAGAGGTTTAGGAGTAATTTGAATCGTAGTCTATCCAGGTTTTATCATCAGGAGACCCTGCATCTTTAAAAGCTACTTTAGCAGCTTCTATTTGACCTTTTCTTGTTTCAGCCCAAGTTAATAAAGCTGCAATAGTAGTAGATCCTACAGCATCGCTAGTAGCACTTAGATTAGTGTTTCCTGTCATCATTCCAGTAGAAGCATCTTTGTTTTGAATTTCATTTTGTCCTGTTAAATTATTCCAAATAACTGCGTGAATAGTGTTTGGCATCCATCCTGCTTGCCATGCATTCCCTTTATCTGCCCAAGAAATATTATAAGAATCATCAATTAAAATGTGACTTTCATTTCCTATTACTATTTGTGTTGCCATGTGTATCTCCTAATGTTTTATTATATAGTTAACCACCACAAAAGGTGAAAATGAATTTGTACCTGCCGCTGTAACTGTACCAGTTAAACTTGTTGTAATATTACCTGTTAAAGTACCTGTTAAAGTATGAGCGTGATTATGAGCTGTTCCTGAACCCTGTGAGTCTGTAGGGGAAACACCGAATTCTCTGTTACCACCAACTTGCACTGGGAAGCTACCTCCAGTAGGTGTTAAGTCTAAAGAGTTTCTACTAGGACCATGGGAATGAGCAGCTACTTGAGCTAAAGTCAAACTTGTATTTGAAATACTTCCTGTTACTGAAACAGTTTGGTTTGTAGCATTTGTGGCAGCTTGGTTGTTTGTTACAGCTACTGTAACGGTATTTGCACCGCCAGTGCCTGCTAAATTATAAGTATTACCATCATAACCTTGTGGCAGTTTACCTTGTAATTGAGGAACGTTGAAAGTTGTAGAACCATCACCAGACCCATAAGTTGTAGAAATTACAGCGAATAAATCTGCATAAGTTGATCTTGAAATTGCTGCTCCATTACATAAAACATAACCATCTGGAGCTGTTGCTTTTGTCCAAGGCTTAATTGCGCCTACTTCACTTCTGTTTACTATATCTTGTAAGTTAGCCATTAGTCGTTATATTTCAACCTCCATCCATTGTCACTGTTTACATAAACAAGAGCAATGCCCGCACTATCGGTGCTTATTGTTAAATCTGACGTAGCTCCCTGAATCTTTTCAGAGTTACGACCTACTGTACAATTGTTTGTACCAAAAGTTCCTTCTGCGTCAACAATTTTTACTTGATTACCAATTGAAGGAGAAGAAGGTAAAGTTATTGTTACTGCACCACCAGATGTATCAACAAAAAGATTGTCGCCATCAGATGCTGTATAATTACCAGTTTTAATTGACCAAGCTTCACCTAAACCAGCTAATGAAAAAATATCATACCAGTTAGTTCCGTCAGTAGCTAATAATCTATATTTACCGTTAGTCACAGTAACAGTGTTTCCTGAAGCACCTAATCTTGCAGATATATCTGCGCCACCAGAAATGTTATTGTAGATCCCCATTGTTTTTTGAGTAGCAGGGAATTGAATTGTATGAGTAGTAGAAACTGTTCCTGTAAAAATTAATTGATTTTGTCTAGCTTCGTTGTTTGCTTGAGTTTGAGGACCATCGCCGTTTGTTAGCGTTGTTGAAGTTCCTGTAGTAATTGCTTTAGAATAAACACCAGCAATAGCGAACTCAAAAACTTGAGAAAAGTTATTGTTCGTAATAGTACCCCAAGTACCTGAATTTGCTCCTGATGCTTGTAGCTCTATTCGTAAGCCAGTTGAATAAGTTGAACTCATTTAATCTCCTAATAAAGTTTTAGTTATTATTTGAAAGTTTGTCAAAACTTTTATGCAGCTTTATGGACTTCTGTCCAACTTATGGCTGAGTTAGAGTCATCTACAGCGGACCAGAAAGTCCCTTGCAGAGATCCAGTTGTACTTGTAGCAGAAACGCCAGTTAATGTAAAGCTAACATCTGTGCGAATATTTAAAGTTCCTATACTTGATGTAAGGGAAACACTAGGTGCTTCATAGCTCGTTTCTTGTGTTTCATCTCCTAAAGAAGATGTCATGTTAACACCAGTAACAAATACTGATGTTCCAACAGTGCCGACAGCAGATGTCATTGCATTACCAGAAGGGAATACAACAAATTCTGGATCAGCTTCTGCTGTACCTAAAGAAATATCAAGTTGAGGTTCACTTGCAGCGACAACAGTTACCTGTGAGTCACCTGATATTGAGAAAGTTCCTATTGATGAAGTTGTTGAAACTCCAGTTACAGATATATTTTGATCAGTGGCAACTGTTTCTGTTCCTAAAGAGGTAGTAAGTGCTTGACCTGTAAGAGCAAATGAACCACCTACCGCATTCCATTGTTGATCACCCCATCCAATAGAGGCCCCTGTGTTTACATCTGTATCACGGTTCCAACCAGTTGTTGATGTTACTGATTGTGACTCATCTCCAACAGAAGAAGTAAGAGAATTACCAGTTACAGATATGTTCTGATCTGTTGATACTGTCTCAGTTCCAATACTGAATGTAAGAGAATTTCCCGAAGGATTTACTTCAGCAATACCAACAGCAGTAAGAGTTCCAGCAGTTGATGTTAAACCAACACCAGTTACAGATATGTTCTGATCAGTCGCAACTGTCTCAGTTCCTAGAGATGACGTGAGGCCATTACCTGTAATAGAAACAGGTGCTTGTTGGTTCCATGCACCCGAATTCCAGGTTTGTCGGCCCCATCCTTGGATAGAGGCCATGAATTATCTCCTATGCTATTCTTAAAATTGCAGCAGTTGCTTCAGCAGCAGGGAACGTAATTGTAAATGTTCCTGAAGTTGAAGATTTAACCGCACCAAAATCAAGCACACAAACAGATGCATTTGTAGTTAAACCAGATACAGTTGAACTATTATAAATAACAGCAGCTTGTGCTGAAATAGTTGCACTTGTAAAAGATATATCACTAAAGTCACAAACAGCAGTGTCTGTAGATAATGCTGGCGTAACAGATGTTAACGCACCACCACCTTCAGAATAAGTGCCTGAGTTTGCTACTTCATCAGTTTGTTG